AATTCTGGTTGTTTCGCCGTCAGCCCCATAGATCTCGTCGCCTATTTTAAGTTCACCCATTGTGGTAAATCCACTAGGTGTTAAGATAGGGGTATCTAAAGATAAGGCTTTGCCCATTTGTCGAGCCGTTAGCGCAATGGAGAATCGATTCTTGTGAAAGGCATCGATCATCTCTTCCTGGTAGGGCCATAACTCAAAAGGCACTCTACCAAGAGTAGGGTGCTGAATCTTCACATAATTTTTGCAAAAATAGATAGGGTCGCTCATACATCGTCTCAGTTCCTCAATTTGATTGAGATTGAAACGGTCTTTGCTATAACCCTTCTTGATGATTTCAATTTCTTTTGCCATAGATAAGAGGACTCTGGTGGGTTGTCCACCAGAGTCATAGGTTCCTATATTAATCGAAGGTCTTTACAGACAGCTTCTTGGTTGGGGTGATCCCGTGCGCAGCAAGTCTCTTTTCAAGACCTTCGCGATCATTGTGATATTCATCCATGGTGAATGAATCCACAACCTTGCCGGGACGATATTTTATGCCATTGCTGGTTTGTGTGATACAAGTGACAGGAGTATCAGCTGGAGTATTATCAGACCCAGCAACGTAGTTTAGACCCCACTTGCCACTTCGATTGATTGATAGAACAACCACGCCACCGTGACCAAAATATTCGTGAGTTCCAATGTCATCCAGACTTGCATATCCACAATCAGTATTTAGATAGAAAGGCTTACCATACTGACGAGACTTTCTTTCATAATCGCTAACAGTTCGTCCACGATTGCCTGCCCTGTAAAGACCAGGACCCGCTTCTTCCAGATCACCTTCACTCATCGCTTTTTCGGCCTTGTAGTCCCAGTTTGCGGCGATGCTCATAGCAGCACCACCACTGTTGGCTACCTGGCGCGCGACTGTTTCACCAGTATGAGTGTCAATGACGTCATAATAGCCAGTAGCGTTGTCATACTTTACTTCGTGACGACGTGGCTTTTCCTCTGGATAAGAACGGCTGATTCCCTTGGCTCGGTTGGATGACTTGCGAGCATATTCACTACCCAGCTTAGGATCACGAATTTCTGGATCATCATGAGTGTTATAGAAGTCGGCCGCAAAGTCACTGTCGTCCTTTGCCTTGAAGGCCTTTGCCCTGTAGCGATCCTTGACTTCCTGGCTGATTTCGTTGACTTGCTCTTCGTCTGTTGGTTCACGACCAACAATGCGGTCAATACCCTTTTCACGCTTCCACGCTACTCGATCATGCTGATCTCGCCACTTGCGCACGCGATCACCAGCACCTGGACGCATTACACCCATCTTGGATGCGTGATCCGCGTCATAGCTTAGATCTTCCAGATCGCTTGCTCTCTTCTCGTGATTGGCTTTGTCGGCTTGAGCCTTAGCTAGATAGTTCATCTTGGCATCATTGCTCAACTCAGTAAGCTTGAATTCGTCAAGTAGGCTATCTGGACTCACTTCACTTTCGCCGAAATCCCCGCCAAAGTCAAATCCTAACTCTGCACTGACATCCTCGCCGTGATCTTCCTGTTCTCTGGAAGAGTGGCCAAAGTAACCAACACCATAGACACCATATCCAAACTTAGGGGTCTTGGACCTTTTTGAAGAAGCTTCCTCTACATAATCTCGAAAACTCTTTGGGGCAGCAGATTCATCAACATCTTCAAAATCTAGATCATTCAGATAAACAATGGATCTACCATTTCCGTGGGTTACCAACCACACATTCTTGACTTCCGGATCTGGTCTGGCTGTTGCTCCATCCATGTCATGATCACTCATGAACTTCATGAAATCAATAGCGCCCTGCTCGGTATCAGGAAACTGACCTTTCATGTGATCAAAAGGTCCTTCGATCAAAGGATTATCACCCGATCGCGCTGGAACCCTTTTGGTATCTGGTTGGACTAGTTTGCGATCCGCAATACCAGCGTATGGCTTAGGATGAACGTCGTGGGTTCTATGATCATAGTCAGCTTCTTCACCAAGACCAGGGGCGTATTCGCTCCAATAAAAGCCATCAGCCTTAGACTTTATGGTATAGTTGTAGCCTTCCTGTGGTTCCGCCCCAATACCGCCGCTGATGTTTGAACAAGCGTCAGTGGTGGCTTCTTGATGCGATGAAAAGGGACCAAACCAATCATGGCCATCACCTTCATCACCAACAGTGAATTCTTCCAAATCTACGCCCATGTCAACTTCAGGCTCAGCTACATTGCCTACCGCTGCGAAGTGTGGCTCTAGTAGATTCATGATAGAACGAAGATCAGGTGAGTTAATACTGGAGGTTAGGGTTGAACCGTTCTCTTGAACAGTCACATTCAAAGTGGCGGGACCGTTGAAAGCTTCGCTGTTACCTGCAATACCGGCGTTTTTCAGGACTAGGGCTAGAGCGGCCAAATCTTCCGCCTCCACTGAAGTGGTAGCATTCATTTCACCATTTTGGCTTGTCATATGCAGACTAACCGCCTCATCAATCTTCTTGGTCATGTTAGCCCTTTCTCTTGACGTTTTCGTCATAATTACCATTGTTACCCACCAGACTTGGCTTCTTTGCCTTAGTTCCTGGTTTCTTGGAGTTGACGTGAACCGGTTTTACCGTATCAATACCGTCATTGAAATCGTCAGCGATTTCAGTATCTTTTTTGCTTAGCCAAGAAAACTTACTGATCTTCTTAACCTCTTCAATAGCAGGGATGACTTCATCCTGAGCGTCTGCTTTAACCTGCGCCAAATAGCTCAAGAGGTTTTTGTTATACTCGTCACCATATGCCACTTCCTTGGGTTGTGGGCTATTTTCATAGAATGGATCGTCCAAAGCAGCCTTGTATTCACCATCTTTGTGAATTTCTTCGATCGCTTCTGCTTCAATAGCAACTGGCTCATTGTCACCACGGACAACTAGCTTGCCGTCTGATATCTGTAGAGCTTGGCGCAGTTCCGTGGCCAACACATAGCTGGAAGCTGGAATGCTGGTTTTAATGTCCAGTATCCACACTTCTGCCATACTGTATTCTCTGAAATCCAGAGGTGACTTTTGGGCAATCAGTTTCTTTGGGGCGGTGACACTTTGAACGTCATACTTGAAAAGAGCCTTTTTTACCGTTTCAACAAACTGGCTGTCCATGGTCTCTACCGTCTTGATGCGGTAACCATAGCTCTTGGCTGACTCTGCCAAATAGTGATAAAATGATTTCATGGCGTTCCTCACACTAGGAGTTTCGCCTATTTAGCGGAAAAGCTTAGATCTCACCCCTGCGGATCTTTGCCATTAGATCATTCCGATTGGCAGTGATTGTAGATCCACCGTTTTCCACAATCTCACCGTCTTCAACATCCTGATTCATTTCCCTGGTATGTTTATCTTTTTCCATTATCAAACGTATCTCTTCCATACGCTTGTCTGTTTTGGAGCGAGAAGCCTTTAGTGCTATCTCCAGGGCCTTTAGCGCGGGGCTAAAGGCGTTGACGCCGGCGTTTTTGGGTTCGATGTTAAAACCAAGATCCATCAGGTCCTTGTGTGCTCGCATCGCCACATCATAGATTTCATCTGACTCGGTGACGTGTTCTTGGACACCGGAGGGATCAACCACACCAGTGATACTCTTAGTATCAACATTGGCCAGAGCTTTGGCCATGTTTTCAACTTCCATATTCATGAGGTCGGCTGACTCTTGTTCCTGACTTTCCGCTACCTCTTTGAGTGCGTCTTCAAGTCTGGGTAGGTTGAGTTCGTCTTCTAATGCTTTGGTCATACTCTACTTACCTCGCACCGGCCTGTCTGTAGAGCTGTTTTTCTGTCATTATGCGGAATTGGATTCCGTTGGCTTTGCACCAATCGTAAGCCGCTCTCCACTTTGCTTCGTTCAAAGTGATTGCATCAATATCCTTTTGGGAGCGGGCCGCTTCTGGAATGCTCTGACTGAGTGGTTTTATCTCAATAACTTCGGCGTGCTTTCCACCATTTTTGTCGGTGTATAGAATAAAGAAGTCTGGAATATAGTTCCGGATCTTACCAGTGAATGGATCTTGATATTGGATCTTCAGCGACTCGCTGGCCCACTGTTCGACATATGGATGTTGATCACAGAGGTTCATAAACGTAAGTTCCCAAGCAGAACGGTAAGTGATTGGATAAGTTCCAACATACTTTTCTGGATTCTTGGGTTCAAAGTTACCTGAGTTATAAAATGCCATTATAGGAATCCTCCAGGTCTGCCGCGTAGGACGCCCTGTAGGATGCCTTGAACTCCCTGACGAGCTTGGCGTCCATTACCTGACACAATATTTCTAAGGCTTCGGGCTACGGTCTTACCAACAGCTAGGCCTCTATTAGCATCATAAGCACCAGCCACCTCTCCCAGTATCCCTTCAAAACTACCAAAGCCACCTCCGGTAATACCACTGATCAAGTTGCGCTCTAGAACATTTGTTAGAAGTTCATCCGGATCACTGGTAATTGCATTGGGGCCAGAAGCTAAACCAGGAGTAAAATCCACACTAGGAAAGTCATTGGGTACATCCCAGAATTGTCCAAAGCTCAGCCCGGCATCAGTGGCAACTTCTTCAGTTATAGGTTCCGGAGCAGAATAAACGATGCCCTCAAAATCAAACGACATCGAGATTTCATTGGTCACGGTGCCAGAGCTGTAATCAAAATCATCTGGATTATAGGTTGCAATTTTTGGATTGATCAGATCAAATCGTTCCATCAATCCATTGTAGAATTGATAGACCGAAATATGACTGAAGAAGTAACCGTAGTTTTGATCTTCGAGTGGAGGTAGGAAACCAAACTGACCCATTTCATAAGGCTCACCGGTAACAACATCGTAGATTACAGAGCCCACACTACCAGTTCCGTAAATCTTACTATCACCATAATAATACTGGTAATATTCAATGAACATGTTTCGCAGATCCTGTCCCACGCTGTCATGGAATTTTACCTGAAGAGGCTGAAATTCATGACCAGTCTGGATCACTCGCTTGCGATTATACTGGTTGAGAGTTTGCTGCTGAAAGGTGATCTGAGGACGATCCATGTTCTTGACCATGAGGCCAATACCACGCTCCCAATTGGTACCACCAGTTGCTTCTGGTCTGTAAAACTTCATCCAAAAGAGGAATTTGTTTTTGGGAACATTGGCAAACGTAGTGCCTGACAGTCCAAAGTTATTCGAGGCGGTTCGACTGTCTCCCAACATGAGAGGTAATCCATTAGGATCTTCAGTTCTGCCGCCTCGAATGGTCATCAGTTACGCCTTATAGACGGAACCCTGGGATCTGCTCCGGTAGCGCGGTCATCAAACCATTGGCCTGAGTTGCGTTGTCAAAACGCACAGTTAGATCAATAGTCTGGAATCCAGACTCAGAATAATCTAGCTGCTGATAGTCAACGTTCTCTAGGAAGCAACCTTCAAGGGTCCAAGTCTCTACCACAGTATCATTGCCACCATCCATGGTCTCAATGATTGTCACGAACTTGTAGTTGATACCAGCTGAGAAGGCAGTCTGCTCAAAGTGATTGAGCTGCTTCTGAACCTGGTGGCCAACCAAAGAGGCAACATTGTTGGTTAGATCGTCCTTTAGACTGATCTGGATTGGTTCCCACTTATGCTTACCAGCATAGTAAGCCGTTGAGTTGTAGCTGTGAACGTCAATTGGTTCATGTCCAAGCTTGGGCTTGCTAACGCTTTGAACCTGCTGGGTAAAGTCTAGACCACCAGCGATTGGTCCAAAGTTGACCACACGCACACGGAAGCGATACTTATACTTGAGCTGAAGAAGGCCGCCACGACCTGCCCCGCCACCGAGTGGAACCATTAACATTCAGCCAGTGTCGTTAATACTGACCCGCCTTACGGCTGCTCATTGTTACCAATGAGATTAGACTATATCATGACCCACTTAGGGGCCCCACCCGTTTCAGCCCACTTGGGCCTACGACCTTTCGGTCTAGTCGTTGAACGTTCCGGTTCATAACACCGGCTTCGCTGCTGATTGTCCCTGAGGGATTTCCCAGCAATTAGAGTGGTTTTTCGACTAGGATTACTCCTAGAAGCAGCTATTCCATTAACCGAACTTGCTTAGAGTTTCTGCCATGATTTTATCACCTCCTAGGTAACGATCTATTTTGATTATTTATCGTTACAGGTTGTAAATAGATGTGAGTAGAAACTTTTAGAAGATTTGGGGTCCAATGTTTTATGTCTATGTTTTGTGTGATCCAAGAAGAGCTGATAAACCCTTCTATGTTGGCAAGGGATCGCGAGACAGATGTAGGTATCATTTGAATGAGACCTACCAAAATACAAGCAATCGGCGCAAATGGTGTAAAATCGCAGCCATCAAAAAATCTGGTCTCGAAGTTACCATTAAAAAGATCAAAGAAGATTTATCAGAGACTGATGCCTATGAATTGGAAGAACTTCTAATCAAAAAATATGGCCGTATTGGATATGACCCAGGTGGCATACTAACTAATATCTGCGAATCTTCGCGCCCACCCTCTGCCAAAGGCAGGATTATATCAGAGAACACTCGTAAGAAGCATAGCGAGCGACAACTGGGGCCTTTGAATCATCGTTACGGAGTTAAGATGTCAGAGGAGGATAAAGAACACAGACGTCAATTCAATCTAAAACATGGCATTAGACCGCCGGACCGAACCGGTATTCCTCACAAGGAAGAAACAAAAGCCAAGATGAGTTTAGCCAGCAAGGGAAGAAAAAAGAGTCCAGAACATTGTAAAGCTATTGGAGACGCACGACGAGGTAAGCCTCTAGGGCCTTGCCCTTCCGAACGAGCCAAAAAGATTGCTGAAGCTCAATATCGTCACTATGAATTGACTAGTCCAGAAGGAAAAGTGTATCAAGTCAATACAGGACGTCTAAAGGAAATGATCAAGACGTTTGGCTGGTCATATGGCTCACTTATGGCTGCTAAGAAAGCTGGTAGAAATTACCAAGGTTGGAGTATTATAGATTTAGGTAGAGTCTAGATCAGAACTCTTCTACAGCTAAGATTTCAGCCTTTGTAGTCAAATACTCCCACAATGGGTCATCTGTTGGTTCCCCTGACCAGTATTTTTCGGCAGCTTGTTTGATACGAGTATCATCGTAATCCAAGCCGTCATCTACCATAGACGCGATCCTGCTAGACCAGTTCATGTCATGCTTGGATACAGAGCCAAGAGCTTTGAGTGTAAAAACATATTCAGTTGAACCGCCGGCTGAATCTAAGTCATCTTCATTACCGACCATGAATACTGCGTCTCTATGTGAAAGCTTGTTGGCAGGTCTATAGCGTTCTAGAACTTCAAAGAACGGAACATAGCCCCAGTCACGATCGTAATCGCTTCCACGACCGGTTAGAATCGTTCCTACGTCTAACTCATTGGCGCTGGAGTGATAGAAAATATTTGATGACTCGGTCAACTCAGTATTTTCATTGTCAGTCTGTTTCCCTTTAAAAAAGCGAAGAAAGACCCCAACTGATATATTCCAATCAGTATCATTGCCTATCAAGGTATCCAATTTGACTTCAGAGCTTGGATACCTCAGCAATAATGGATCGTCATCATCATATTCATCAAAAATCCAATCGGCAATATGATTTGTATCTATCGATCCATCACCGTCATATATTTTTCCATCAATCGAAACAGCACAATGATATATTCTTGGCTCTGAGGCGATCAAATCAGTGATCGCCACATCTTCCATATCCTCAAAATCATTCTGACAGAATATCAGAATATAACATGGTTGATTGATGTATTCCGCCAAGGCCAAGGCAAAGGTTCCGCAATTTCCTCCATAAAGAGAATCCTGTCCAAAATAATCAGATGCTTTCTTGATTAAATTGAGAACATTTTTCTTTCCAGAAGATTCTATGATTTCTGACCATCTCATGACCTATTTAGTCATGGAAATGGCCCCAGTATTAACTGGGGCCATTTTCTTTATGCTTACTTGCTGAAGAAGTCCGACATGATCTGCGGAGCCGCAGTGTCGAAACCAACCACATCCAACATACCAGCATCCTTGGGGTCCGCAATGGTAAAGTTGGTAGCAGTCATACCCACCACAACAGACTTAGCAGCGATGCCAGTCTTCTGTCGGTATGCCTTGAGGGCCTGTGAGGGGGCCTGACGGCCCGCGTAGGTTTCGTTGTCCGTGTAGACAGCAAAGTTCTCTACGGGTAGCTTGTTGTCAAGCGCCCACTCAAAAGGCAACGCGCAGTCCGTGGTGCCAAAGGGCAGACCTGAGATCGTTTCGATCACATCGTCCAGTCGCTGACGCGGGCTGATCTTTAGGATCGAAACAGGACCAGAGTCCTGAACATTGGCCTTCCTACGACCGTAGCCACTCGAACGACCACCGGTGAAGCCGATGAACTCGTATGAGCTCTCCACATTTGCCGTGATCAGCGCCATTGCCGCCGAAGCATCACGGGCCGTCAGACCCGGGATGCTACCGATTGCCGAGCCGCCCATGGAACCCGAAACGTCCAGTGCCAGTAAGGTGTTCTTACCGGTAGGAGTCACGTTGCCAAACGAGGCGTAGAACGCCTGGTCTAGGGAGTCCACAACACCGCGCACGGGGTTCCACGTCAGGCTACCCTTGAAACCGCGACCCTGACCATAGGTCTTCATCGCAGCGAGGATAGCGATCGGGTGGACACGAGCCTTGCGCAGAACGTCACCGTCGGACAGCTTGGACTTGACCAGCTTCTCAGCAGCAGACATCGAGGTGAGGAGACCCACGCTTGACATCTTGCCCAGGTTGCGGATCATAGCCGTCAGCGGCATGTTGGTCAGCAAGGCTTCCCAGACCTTGGCATCGTTCAAGAACTGAGTGGGGATCGCCTCACGGGGGAGGTTGTGATCCACGATCAGCTTGATGATCTCCTTGGCCGAAGTAGCGCGCTTGGCGTCCTCAAAAGCGAGGATCTGCGGGTGCAGGATCGCCGAAGCGTCAGCACGAGCAAGACGAACCTCATCCTCTAGGACAGCGGAACCGCGAACATAGTCCTTGGCGCCTACATTGTCCAGACCGCCGACCATCCAGCGCAGAACAGCATCACGAGCCGCATCATCCGTCTTGGGGTGACCCAGGCGGAGCATGTCACGGTGTGACCAGCCATCACGCTGCTGATACTTGATTGCCTGGTTGGCCAGACGATCCAGCGGCATATCCAGATACCAGTTGCCTACTGCGCGACGCAGGGCACGGCCCCATCCACGAACACCATCCACGAAGGCTGCGAAGTGGAACAGGTGGGTGCCGATGCGAGCAACCTTGGGCAGAGCATCCAGAGCAGCCTTGCGGGTCGCCTCGCTGTCAGCCGCTGAAGCAAGCGCCAGGACGAACAGCGCAGGATCGTTCTTGGGGGCGCGACCAGCATCGCTGATCTCGACCACACGGTTCACCACACGAATACCGTCCTGTGCGATCAGGCGGAGAACATTCTGCGCATTCGCCTTGGTGAGCTCACGCTCACCCACATAGTAGGTACCACCCTCGGTTCCGAGGATCAGGAAGCGGTCCAGCTGATCCCAGGGCGAGACCACGAAGCTGAAGCCACCGGCGTTGTTCTTGGCCATTTCGGCCTCACGACCAGGGATGGCCTGAGTCTGCGGAGTCTGGTTGGGTAGAATTGCGCTCATCAGGGCGTTCTTGGAATTGCTCATAATCGGTACTCCTTA